AATTTTACAAAAGGTATTAATGAATTTAGAAAGGGTACACGTCTTCGTAAAATAAACGAAGATCCTACGTATCTTAGTTTCTTCTTTATGTTCGATGACCAGAGTAGAATGGAGTCTCCTCTTTTATCGGGAGCTGCTAGAGATTATTTAACTAAAGTGCTTAGATCAGATGAGGGTAATAAATATGCTCAAAATCTAGATAACTTTAAAAAGGTACTTTTTAAAATTAATAAAGAGCTGCCTTGGTTTTGGCAAACAGTTTCCGGTATTGATGCTGCATTGACATACCAAAAAATGGCAGAGCCGTGGTGGGGTGCTGCAGATAATAAACTTGAAATTGAATGCTTAGAGGAAAATATAGAACTAACAGCATTTGGTTTAATGGATTTATATAAGAGAGCTTGTTTTGATTTTACAAGATGGGTTGAAGTAATACCACATAATCTTAGACATTTTACAATGTACGTTTATATAACTGAAGTTAGAACGATACAGCAAGATACTAACGCTCCTAACTTAGGCTTAAGAGATAATCCAGAAAGTGGTAATAATTCTTCTAGGTCAGCTCCGCCAGAAGGCAAGATTAAGGGAATAAACCCTGAAATGTCTTTAACTGCTAAACCATATATTAAATTAAAATTTGAACATTGTGAGTTTGATATTGATAGTATTGCATCAATGTTTGCGGATATAAATAAAAACCCTGAGGCTGTAAAACCTAAAATTGCTATTAAGTGGAATAGTGTTAAACAAGTAGAACAAAAACTAGGTGATAATTTAATTGTAGAAGAAGATAATAATACAATATCGGATGCAATACCTACTCCTGAAAAATATAATACAACACCATTTGACCCTAAAGATTATGTACAAGGTAAATTAGATAGTGCTGTATCTGGTTTTACAGATGCTGCTAAATCTAAATTTGGTAATCTAAAAGATGGTATTGCAGGGGGTAATAATAGTGAAATAGGTAATGCGTTTGGAGACTCTACCGGCGGATTAACAAGTGCTGCATTAAACGCAGCTGAAGAAAAGCTTTTATCTAAGTTATTTATGGGTAATGTACATGGTGTTAATTTAGGTAATATACAAAACGCTATTAGATCTGGAAGTATAAACGCATTAGGCAGTTTAGTTGGAGATTTAATAGGAGGCTTTGGAAGCGGATCATCTAGTGTTGGCGAAAAGGTGTATAGCAGCACATTTAATAATGATGAATTAGGAGATGAAAGTGTTTACGAGCCGGGTGTTGATTCATCTGCTGATGGTAACTTAAACGATAACGTACATGAATAACAGTGAATTATTTAGAGACAATTTACGTGATGCTCATTGGTTAGGAGAGGTAGTTGATATTGAAGATCCTCTTCTTCAAGGTAGAGCAAGGGTAAAGGTATATGGTAAATTTGACAAGTTAACAAACGATGCTATTCCATGGGCAACTCCACAAAACAGAGAAGCACCTGGTATGCATGTTGTACCTAGAGTTGGTGATATTGTTGCAGTTAGATTTGATAATGGAAATATCTACCACCCAGAATACTGGTTTCAAGTAGATCAAAACGAAGATTTAAAAGCAGATATTCTAGAAGCTTCAAGTGCTCCACATGATGTTATCTCATTAGTATACGATGCTGAAAGAAATGTAAGAATTTACCACTCTCCAGAAGATGGCCTAGTAATTACAAGAGGCGAAGGCGCAAAAGAAAGGCCTATGCTTCAAATTGATGAAGAAGGATTTATTAAGATTTCTACAGATGCTAAAATGTTTTTAGATTGTGGGGATATATTTGTATCCAATGAGGGAGAGCCTGGTGCAGATGAAACTGAACCTGCAGTAAGAGGACAATCTTTACAAGATTGGTTACAGGCTTTATTAGATGATTACGTAGCACATATACATCCAACTGGCGTTGGGCCATCGGGGCCTCCAATGCCACCTACTCCAACAACAGTAGGCCAACTATCCGGAACTCATATTAACTATCAACAAAGAAATAAGTAATTATGCCAGCGAATTGGGGAACATTTATTCCAGCATTAGCGAGTACGTTACAAAGCCAGCAGTTTACTAAACCAGGTGGGGCAGTAATTTCTTATGAGCCGCCTTCAGTTGGTGCAACTAAAGTTTTAGGTAAATCAGTAGATGAGGACGGTAAACCATTAGAGCAATTAAGTATTTTAAGTGGCAAGACACCACCTATTGGTAATCCTGCTAATGCAACTCTAGCGACTAACCCAGCTACAATGGTTAATGCTAATAGTACAGAGCCTCTTTCGGGTAGATATGATTTTGGTAAACAAGTTGCTCAACATTATTTAGATGCTATTAAAGGTTTAGCACAAACACATGTAGCCGAAACACATACTAATACACCAGCTGCAGAAACCTTATTAAAAGAAGGTTATGGAATTGCGTTTGAAAGATTATTAAGAGAGGGTGATATACCTTTACAAGACCAATACGATGAGGATGGTAACCTAATTGAAATGGGCAAAGAGTCACATCCCGCGTATGCTGATTTCTGCCCAGAAGTTGAAGAGCCTGACGCAGAAGCTTTAGCTAAACTTGAGGCTGAAAACAATAAAGCATTTAATGCGTTTACAAATGGTGAAAATATACAGAACTATAATTTATATAAATTTAAGTTTTATCAATTTCCATGTTTAACAGGTAATGAAACTCAAGAAGAATTAGAAGTTATCTTTGCGGCTAGGATTTTAATGGGTTATGAATTTATGACTAGCTCTACATCTAGATGGGATTATTTCGTATGGGCATGTCATTTAGGAAAAGAGAATTACAATAGTACTTCTACTACAAATAATTCTAGTGCTTATCAAAATATTAGCTCTAAAGCACGAAATGATATTGAAGACGCAGGCTACGACTATAAAAAACTAGCGGATAAAGTTTCTAGTTATGTGAAGTTTGCTATTTTAAATATGCATCCGGAAAAAGATACTGATGGATATGCAATTGGGTATGATTCTGTAATAAAGAAAAGAATTTCTAGAAATCCAGAAAATAAAGTTGAATTCCCTATATTAACTAATACCAATGGTAAAGATATTACTCCAGACTTCTGCCCTATTAATCCATATAAAATACAGGTAGCCTATGATTTTGAAAAGGACTATGAAGACTTGTATGTAAACCAAAGACCTAAAATATTAACGTCAAACGTTGTTGCAACTTTCACATACTACCCTAATAAAAGAACTGGAGGTACTCCGTATGTGATTAATAATGCAAAAGCTACATTTTGGTCAAATGCATCTTACGCTGTTAAGTATCAAAAGACTACTTCATGGGTAAGGCAAAAATATGAAGAGTTTGAGTATGAAAAAAAATGGAGAAGGACTCCACCTGAAGGTAAATTAGATGCAGCTGCTAGGGCTAGTGACGATCTTAAGTTTATGGGTAAGTCAAAACCTGGCTATGCATTCTTAGCTCTAGGTTGGAATGGAGATAATTTTAGTGGTGGTGAAGCAGGTACTCAATATAAATTTGAATACCATAGAGTTTTATGTGCGATTAGAGCTGCTGAAAACTGTGAAGAGCCAATGACTGAAGTTCCACATCCATGGGACCCAAGTGGCACAACTCCAGGCGGTAAGACTTATTCTGGAGATCCATATATGATGATGGCTAGAGTGACAATTGCATATTGGTATGCTTGTATTGTTAAACCGTTTACGCCAACTCCATCTGCACCACCCGCGTTGATTCCAGCACCTTTAACAGGAATTTACATTCCAATCTATTATGGAAGTGCAAATCGTCTAGCAAATAATCTGAGAAGAGCTTGGAATACAGGTAAGTCTTTTGCAACACCTGGAACTCAAGCGCCAGCATCGAATGCTACAGCAACAGCAGTTGCAGGAGCCTATGCCCTGCATCTACTAGAATTTAAGTTGCTTTATCTTGGTGGTATTCCAACTCCTGCTGGACCAGTTCCTATGGTAGGTTTTGTACCGATTGTATTTTAACCCCAGTCCTTTTCGAAAGTATACCAATGGTCTGCGGACGCACAGTCGCGAAGAGCATCAAGAACCATATAAACCTTTTCGTCAATAGTTAGATTGTTTAGAACTGCGCCTACGTGCATCTCAATTAGCTCATCAGAGTCAAGGTAAGAAGATACATGTCCAGCAATTCCAGTAACCAATCTGTAAGCATTATCTTCTACACTGTTATATCTAATACCTGAATGATAATCAGTATAAGTATCTACTTCAGATGCTTGCTTAATCATTTTATCCCAGAGTTTATCGCCTAGTAAGTCTCGAACCTCTTGGCAAATAGATTGAATCTGGTCTTTGTGTTTAAGAACGGCTTGATAGCCTGAACCACCAACCCCGTTACATTTGATTTCTTTATAGTTAAATTGTTTATTCATATTATTTAGTTTTAATTACAGTACTAATATACGAAAAATAATTGACATAAAAAAATTATTCGGTAATTATTTTGTAGGAAAAGCCAGCTTTTTTAATGCTGCAACTAAAATAAAGGTGATATATATTATGCAGCATTAATTAAAAACATATGATCGCAAAAAAATTATTTAAGTGGAATCGATTTGACTTACCTATAAAGCATTTATTTTTAAAGTTTTATAGTAAAGGTATTAAATCTGATTTTGCTGAAAACGCATATAAGGAGCATTTAAAGTTATGGAATAATTTTAAAGAATACGGCAATCCTAATAAAAACACGTACGATGCTTTTAAATCTGATTTTATTAATATTTTTAATGATATAAAAAATAATAATTTTAATTGGGAAAAGTCACCGGTAGTAATAGATAATAATGATTTCTTACTAAATGGAGCACATAGAGTTACATCCGCGAGTTTATTAGAAAAGCATGTTGAGTGTAAAATCGGAAGTGAGTTAAATAGAGATGGTCAAAAAATATGTGACTATAGAATGTTTAATAACTTAAACCTTTCTCAGCAGTATAAAGACGCTGCTGCATTAGAACTTGCTAGACTTAATTCCGAAGAACATCTTATTATTAGTTTATTTCCAGCAGCGACACATAGTAGAACTGTAGTAGAAAATATTATTTCTAAATACTGTGGAATTTCATATAAAAAGGATATATGGCTTAATAATACAGGTGCGTTTAATTATATGCTTCAACTGTATAAAGGAGAAGCGTGGGCAGGAGGTTGGTCAAATAATTTTGCTGGATTTAGAGAGAAGGCAAGATTATGTTTTACTAATGAAACTACTCCAATGGTAGTTTACTTAGTAAATTTATCTGATTTAAAAATCGCTAGACAACTTAAAGAAGAAATACGAAAAGTGTATAGTATCGGAAACCATTCAGTTCATATTAATGATACTCCTGAAGAAACCTTACGTCTAGCAAGATGTTTATTTAATGAAAATAGCATTCATTTTTTAAATAATTCAAAGTTAGAAAAATATGTCAATTTTCAATCACAAATAAATTATTATGAAGAATATCTCATTAAAAATAATTTAGACATTGAAGATTATTGCATTACTGGAAGTTCTGTTCTTTCGATATATGGTTTAAGAGAAGGTAAAGATTTAGATTACTTACATTTTAATTCACATACCATACAAGGTAATAGTGATATTAGATCACATAATGAGTATGTACCTGAAAAATATTCTAAAGACAGAGATGATATTATTTTCAACCCTAACAATCATTTTTATTTTGGAAATTTAAAAGTAGCATCTCTAGAAATAATAAAATCATTAAAAGAAACTCAAAGTGAATATAACATAATTAAAACGAACAAAGAAAGTATATCAGTTTTGTTTTTATGGAAAAACGATCAAAGAATTATTAATGAACTTAAATCGATTGGACAAGTTAAAGAGATCGTACAAGTAAAATTATATAATAATGGTAGGTATAATTTACTTGACCAAATTCATTACGGAAAGCCTTGGTGGGAAGTCAATTTAATTAAAGAGACTGATAAAAGGATACAGAACGATGAATTTACAGCATACATATTTACTGGTGAACGTCTACACGAAAAAATAAAAAAATGGAAATATGACACAAGAAATAAATTAGGAATTGATAAAACATCCTTTCACGTTTCGGATCCTGATTGTCATATACATTTAGGTCAACAGTGCAATTGTAAGGTTTCTGAAGAAGAATATAATATCGAAAGTATACGACATATAAACATGATTAAACATAAAAATACTTTCGATTTTATTAATCAACGAACTATTAAAAGTTTACCTACTTTCGATAGGTGTTTAAAGTTATATCATGACTGGTTACCTACTAATAATGATAATTTTTGCGTTGATAATGGTGGAACTTTAGGAGCCTATGGTATTAGAGACACATCTGATGTAGATTTTTTACATGTCGATGGTTACGTTCATAACAATTCTAATGAATTTGGATGTGAAAATAGACTACATGGACCAGAGTTTGAAAGATTAGGATATTCTATTAAGGATATAATAAATAACCCAGAAAACTATTTCTATCATTACGGTATGAAATTCATGTCATTATCTATATTAAAACAATTTAAGTATAATAGAACTCGTATAAAAATTTTAACAGAGAAGTCTATTAGACAAAAAGATATAAAAGACTTAGAATTGATTAATAATTTTTTAAAGAAAATAGGTTGATATATAATATGTTACTAAGATAGTATAACTTTTAAATAAAAATAAATGTCAGACAAAAAAAGAAGAAGAATTGGCAATGACGCCAATACAGTAGTTGTAGCAGATCCTACTTCAGTTACACAAGAAGAAGCTAACACAAACACTAAAGTTAGCGAAGATCAAGAATCTAAAAACCCACACGCAGAATTTTACGACGAAAATGGAGAGTTTCTTTGGGAGAAATACGAAGGTACTTGCCCGACTCATTATAGGAAACCAAACCCCCACATTAGGACAAATAACGGAGATAAGGTATTTTCAAGAGAACCGTATGCACAAGAGCTATACGATAAAATGGAAGCGCACGGCCAGGATATTAAGCCTAATGTTTTTGTAGGTGAAATTCACGCAGGTATAATATATGCAATTGATAGTACTTGGATTACTGTTGATATTGGATATAGAGAGTTAGTCTATGTAAAGTTTGGAAAAGAATCTGAAGAAGTTCGACAGTCTTCTGTTGGTGATGAAACTGCAGTTTTAATTACAGAAACTAAAGGTACATTAACTGGAAGTATTTCAGGTGGTGTTAGACAGAAAACTTTTATGGATCTTAGAGATGCAATTGAAGAGGGTAGAACTGCATGGATTGGTAAGGTCGATAATATGATTGAGAACGGAGGATATACCGTAAGTGTACAAGGAATTAAATGCTTTATGCCAGGTTCTTTAGCAGGTATTAATAAGCTTTCTAATTTTGAATCTATAATTGGGGAAGAATTATATGTAGTTCCGGTTAGTTTTTCACCGGACAGGGGTACAATAGTAGTATCACATAGGAAATATTTACAGGCGTTAATTCCTACTGAAATAGAAAATTTAAAGCAAACTTTAGAAGAAGAAAAGACTGGTAAAGTAACAGGTACTGCTAAATACGGAGTATTTGTTGAATTTAGCAAATGCTTAACTGGTATGATTCATAATAATGATTTAGATGAAGAAACTTTAAGTAAGTTTAAATCAAGAGAAATTAAGCCCGGGGACTCTATTAATTTTAAGGTTAAAGATATTGTTAGTAATACTAAAATAACATTAACTCAAAAGGAAGTTGTAAATGTTAATCCATGGTTAAATATATCACAAAAATATACAATACCATCTACAGTTGAAGCTATTGTAAAGTCTAAAAAAGATTATGGTTTATTCATAAATATAGAAGATGGCATTACTGGATTGTTACATGTTAGTGAACTAACACCAGAAACTATGTCGGTATTTAGTTCTGGTGATAAAATTACTGTACAGATTACAAGAATAGACGAAGATGCTATGAAAGTATTTTTAAAGATGCCTCAATAACTATCTAAGAAGAGCTTGATATATATTGAAAGATAATATCATACTCTTAATATGCAAAAATTAAACCAAAAGTCAGAAAGAAGCTCGATCCTTAATGGTAGTCAGATAGGGATCGAGTTTGAATTCTATTCTAATTTAGAACTGGATGAGACTAAAGAGTCTGTATCTAAACTTTTAAATAGAAAAATTAAGCTAGAAGATAAAGCTCATTCTGATTTTCAACCAAGCGCAGAAGTTTTTAAAATGGAGCCAGACATGTCTGGTGGTGTTGGGCTAATTGAATTAGTTACAGGTCCTATGCCGTATAGGAGTGCTAGGGTTGTTATTATGAAAATGTTAGGATGGATTAGAGAGAATGGTTATACAACTGACCGTGCCTCTATCCACTTAAATATGTCTTTTAACCCAGATTACTTAGAAGACATTGATATGGTTTCTAAAATGAATATTTTAAAGTTTATTTTAGAATTTGATGAAAAGAGAGTCTATAAATATTTCCCCAATAGAGAGAATTCGACATACGCTAAATCTATTAAATGGGTTATGCCAAAAAACGAAGCATTCTATTACAATGAGAACTTAATTAGTTCAGATAACTTTACATTTGCTAATACTAAATATTATGGCATTAACTTTGAAAAGGCACAAAAGAATTATTTAGAGTTTAGATATATTGGAGGTAAAGATTATGAAAAAAGGTATGATGATATTATGCATCTTGCCGAATCTTTTATTATGGCTGTTTGGAGATCTTGTTATAGTCCAGTGTTTACGACTGAGAATAAAATAGAATTAAAAAGGATTTTAGATAAAAATAGACCTCTTATGGAAATGTTAAAAGACTATTCCGCCGTAAATAAATATTGGCCTAAGATAAATATATTAGTAGATTTACAAGATGCTGAGCAGATTATTAGAGTACAATGGAATAGGTTTAAGAAAAAAGTCTTAGAATTATTATCAGAAGGATCTTTAGAATCTGGAACTATTAACTATGACTCCGATTACTCTGTTGTTCAAGTTAAAGATGGTATATTTAAAACTGCTTACTTATTAAATGACTTTGAATTTATAGATTGTGAAATCTCAGGTAACATTGAAAACTCGGAAATTTACGGGGGCAAGGTTACAGGAGCACAAATACTTAGATCAAATTTATATAAAGGTGTTGAAATTATGGATTCAAAAGTAGAATCATCATACGTACATGGAAGTTGTACTTTAAAAAATTGTTATGTGTTTGGCAAAGACGGTATTTTTAAAGGTAAAATGGAAGGTGGTATTTTTAGAGAAGGTGGCGTGGGACCTCATGCTAGATTTTCTGATGAGACTGAAGTAATTGTAAGTAAAAAAATTAAAACATAAAATGAGTGAAATTAGAAGCGGTACTAGCGGTTTAGATAGCCCAAGAAACTTTGGTGGTAATTGTTTAAACGATTTCTTAGCAGAAATAGGTGACGACTTAACAGGTGCTTGTATGGTTCCTGTAAATTTACCGCAAAAAGAAATTATGAATATAGTTAAAAGAGCTAAGAAATGGTTCTATAAACAATATGAAGATTCTGTTCAAGAAAATTACTACCACGTACCGAAAGAAGTATTTGAGTCTGATTACTTTAAAAAGAATAGATGCTTAAATTTACCAGGTCCTAGCGGAGTTAATGGTGAAGAGGGTGGCGCTGTATATTCTGTGTTTGGGGTTTATGATACTGGTTCTGGTTTTAATGGAACTGGCTCTGGGTTAGATTTAAGATTTCAAGGCGGACAAGACTTTGCTTTAGAAAAAATGTTATTTAGAGGAATGTACGATGGCTCTGGCCCAGCTGAAGCAGCAGAAGAACTACAATATTACGTTTTAAACGCTTCTATGGCAGATCTATCTAGACAAATTTTAGAGAACCCTATTAGTTTTCAATATGCCAGATTGAACGGTAAGTTAAAAATAATGGGAGATACTCCAAAGGGAGACTTAATATTACAGGTATACGAAACTATATCTGATTGCGCACTTTATTCTGATGAAATATTTTTTAGATATGTAAGTGCTAGGGTAAAACAATCATTAGGTGCTAAGTTAGGCATCTTTAAATTTGCATTACCTGGTAATGTAGAGTTTGATTATGACGCTATTAAAGACATGGGAGACACCGAGTTAGAGTCGATAATAGAAGAAATTAAAGGCGACGAGGGCGTGGATTGGATGTTCCACTCATAATAAGCCGAATACATATATAAATGGATTTTTATATTAAAGACATAGGTGACCCAAATTACCAATCGAGTACAGTTCAATCGAATGGTGAGGTAGAACAATTAACACAACAAATTGAAACTATCTTATTTACAAATAGAAGAGATATTTTAGGATCTCCTGGGTTTGGTTGTAATTTAGAAGATATGGTTTACTCTATGGGTATGAATGACTATCAAATTAGATCTACAATTACAGATCAGATATTTGCGTATTGTCCATTAGCTACAAAATATAATGTAAATGTAAATGTCAACTTTTTTAAAGGAGAAGTAAGGGATATTGCATTTATTGATATTACTGTGAATAATAAGTATTTAATTCAAGTAAATCTAAGATAAAAACGGATAAATAAATAATGGCAGAATTAAAATTTTTATCAAGCGTCAGAGCTACCGCGAATCAAATTAAAACAGATTCGCGTACATATATCTCAAGGGTATACAAAAGAGCTGATACGCTTTTTACCGAGGCATCACCATTTGCTCAAATAATTTCAGTATTTTCTGAGTTATATGAGTTAATAATGTTTTATATAGAGGATGCGCTCGTAGAACAAAACATATATACAGCACAACAGGCAGAATCCATATATGGAATGTCTAGGCTTACTGGACATGATGCAACTAGGGGTTTTGCAGCTACTGGAGAAATTCAATTTAGATGGAAGCCAGGAGCAGACTTAAGTAAAATAGCTGGAACTGGTTTAAATATAGATTCTAGGGCAGAATTAAAATTTGATGTAAATGGTTTAACATATACATTACTTACGTCTAAAGATAGATTTAGATTAGAAAAATCTAATATGACTCAAATTACTACTCCAATTATACAAGGTCAGTTTGAATCTCAAACTTTTACTGGAACTGGTGAAAACTTACAGTCCTTTAATATACAAACAGTATCTTTAACTGATCATTCTAAAGTTAGCGTATCTGTTAATGGAGAACGATGGGCTAAACACGAGTCGTTATATGATTTATTAAATAATGAAAAGGGCTATTTATTAAAAACAGGAATTTCAGGTGGAATAGATTTGTATTTTGGCAACGGTGCGTTCGGCGCAGTTCCAATTGCAGGGTCAGCAATAGAAGTAGAATATGTTAAACATGTTGGATTTTCTGGAAATTTAGATGACGGGCAAGATCTTACTGTAAAATGGGATGCGGATGGTACAGATTCATTAGGTAACGAACATGACCTAAATGAATATTTAGATGTTACTATTACTTCGTCACCAAAGATGGGAGCAGATAGAGAGTCTACTGATTTTACTAAAATTATGACACCTCTCGCTAGTAAATCTTTTGTTTTAGCAACACCAGATAATTATGAATACTTCTTATCAAGATATGGTTTATTCTCGTATATAGATGCCTATAATACTACATCAGACCAATATTTAGATGATGATAATGTTATCTACATATTTGCAGTGCCGGATGTAAAAAGAAAATTAGCAAAGTCACAGGATTATTTTTCTATCCCGGAGAACGAAATGTTTTTTGACCAAAATGAATATGATAAAATGTCTAAAGTATTACAGGATAGTGGACAACAAATGGTAACTACTGAAGTTGTGTTTGTTCAGCCTAAGGTTAGAAAATATAGTATGGATATTAATGTTAGATATTTTGAAGGGTTTACAAAACAAGAAATATTTACAGATATTAGAGCGAAGGTAAGTGATTATCTTTTAAATATTACTAGAAGGGATAAATTACCAAAGTCTGATATTATTTATATTTTAGAAGAGATAGAAGGCGTGGATGCTGTTAACGTTAGATTTATATCTGAGACCGAAGAAACTGCTAGAAGGTTGGGTTATTTTGAATCTAAAACTATTTCTGTAGTTCCACAAGAGCCTGTTATTTTAGAAGAGATTGGAAATGGAAAGCAAAAGTATATTTTCTTTAAGCAAGTTGAAGAGGTTCAAACCGTAAAGGTCGATGATACGACACAGATACCATATACAGTAGCAGGTTTAGATGAGTGGGGAGATATTATTATGGAGAAAGAAGAAGTTGCAGTATTTAGAGGTGGATGGCAAGATAGAGATGGTGACGATATAGTAGATGAAGCATTAATAAATGCTGAAGCTGCACTAAGTGTTAATTTTGACGAAACACCAGTACCTAGAACTATTTATACTAGAGTTCAGGCTGGAAATAGAAAAGCATTGAAGTAATATGTCATTATATAAAGATTTATTTTCATATAAAAAGAAAAGGCTATACAAGGTTTCTAAGCATAGAAAGGATGCTAGATTAAATATTAGCTATGATTATCAGTCTAATGGTCTATTACACAGGATGTTATCTAAACATATTCAACGTAATAAAATTATACAAAACTTTATTGGATTTTTAGATGATTATCTATTAAACTCATTAAGGGGTGTAAAATATTTAAAGGGATATAAAAATTATACAGTAGAAAAAGAAGATAAAAGTATTAGATAATGTGGAGTAATTTAAGATTTTTTAATGGAGTGACTTCCGAATTTCAATTTACACAATCTATAATAGATGGTGTTTGGGAAGGTAATATCTTTATGCCTGAAGTATCTACTCAGTTATATGAGACTATTAATCTTTTTATATTGGAAGATTGTACTGTAAACGGAGAGCCTGGTATTAATAAACCGGTTTCCCCTGATAACACTATTACTAAATTTAAGTTTGAATGGGAACCGACTCCTATTGGAGACTCTGAGGATATTATCATGTATGGTACTACGATTAACGAGGGTAAGGCCATAATTAAAGAAATTAAATCCCAAGAACTAGATTTAGCTCTATTTTCAACAATTGATTCTCAGGATTCTAATTATTTAAAAGATCTTAACACTGGTGAGAATGTGGCACTACAGGTTAATTTTGCTATTAACTCAATAGTGGAAGGTCCTCATGGTAGAACCCTTTTAATATATGCAGGTGGTGATATTATTGCTCGTATTAGATTTTATGGAGAAGTTGAGGGTGAAGATGAAAGATTGAAAGTTTTGTTAGCTAACTTTGGTGCAACATTAGATGATTCTGATTTTTTATTATTTAAGTCGCATGATATTTCAGAGATGTCGCCTGATTACCAACTATTAAATCAAAAAAGAAAAGAATTATTACTAGAGCTGCATAATATAAAGCCGTTTGTTGGAACATATAAAGCAATATTAAACGCAATAGATTTTTTCGGATATGATAAAGTAACTCTTAAAGAGTATTGGATAAATGTAGATAAAGGCTCTAAAACTTTTGGTAAGCTCCATGCAGTTCCTGTACCTAATGCTTCAGTTAGGGGAGAGATGACTAGAAAACTATTAAAGTTTAAAGTTCCATCTGCTACTCAAAAGAAAACTAGTAGATTTTCATTAGTTTATAGATTAAACGAGCCTAATGGAACGTTTGACCAGTGGGATATTCCTAATGTTGAAGAAACTTTTGATTATACCCCAGATGAAGTACTAATTAAATTATATGGGTTAAAGGCAAAGTTACAAAAAGATTATTTACCGCTTGAAGCTAAGATAATTGATATTACCGGAGAAGGTGATTATTTTACAAATAGAAATTTAAATATTTGGAAGATTCAAAACCCAATTGGCTTTTTTACAGAGGGTCATAGAATTAAATTTGATGTATTTCCAAATGATAGAGACCTTTATATTGAAGATACTTCAAATGTTTTAAAATCCCTATTAGACCAAAATGATAGTTCTAGTAACTATGATAGTTTTTTAAACCTTAAGCCAGCAGAAGAAGGTACTTTAACAATGTCTCAAAGGACTGAAATGAAAAACATATACGAGGAGTTTTACAAAACATACCATGATAGAGATTTAAATTCATATAATGAAAATATTCCTATTGGTTGCCCTGTTATTTTAGACGGAGTTCCTTCATTTGATGATATATGGGATGAGGCTAATTTTGTTTGGGATGATGCTGTTGATGCAAATCAAAACTTAAGAGTGACATGGGATAATTGGTGGAAAAAATGGGTTTATGAAATTGAATGGTTAATTGACGGGCCTAATGGCCTACACCAGGAATATAGAGGTCCTGTAGATGATTTTAAAAGATTGCCTGTTAGTTTACCATATCCTGGATCTTATACTGTTGAGATGAGAATTTATGACTTGTTTGGTCATATGTCTTTCTATAAAGAAAAAGATTTATTTGAAGTTAAGTTAAAAGACTTAGAGTTATATGGTATCTATAAATGGTTAGATACTGATATTAGTAATAAAACTTTTACATGGAATAAAAAAGATTTAGATTGGAATCAATCTGGTGGGTATTGGGATTTTTCACAAGATAATTATACAAAAATAGAAGATCATATTTCAACGTTTTATTTAACAATGGATAGATCTAATTATGTACATGTAGAAGAAGACCAGGGTGTAAGGTTTTCAACTGTTAGAAGGTATGTAGATCCATATTCTGATTCTGGTTTTAGTGAAACTGCAGGACCATACCAATGGGATGAGAGTACTTTTAGGTGGAAAGACACTAATAATCTATGGTGGGAAGCAATGAGGGTCGGCCCTGATTTAGCATCTTCGTTTAAAATAGATTGGATCGAACAAGGGGATACTCTTAGAATTATATTTAAAGATCCGACCACGGGTACAACAAATACTGCCAACCATGTTATTACATCTCCAACACCAGCAAATGCACAGGATGTTTCTGCTTGGGAAGCAATCGCAAACGAATTAAGAAGTAGTAATAACTTTGTATTATCTAAATTTAATTTTAACCACGTTATTAATGATGCTAATAATGATAATATAATAGATACTTTCTTTTTTATCCTGGTAACAGGTAAAGAATATTCAAAAACTTATGATTTTGAAAGTGTTAGAATCATTAAATCTAACCCTGCTTCAATTTCAGCAGTTAGTGGTGAAAACCATGTAAAACATTACAATCCTACGTGGGATGATACGAGAGTATTTAAAAACCATGCAACCGTAGAAAGGTCTACGCATTTAACTATATCAACTGATATTTCTAAGTTTCCTGGAGCTAAAAATCCTAAATGGACTATTACTAATCTAAGTAACCCAGAAATCAATGATATATACTATAATAATATGTGGCTTACGTACAT